GCAAGAGATATTTCTGGTCAACCAATTAGACATAATAATGTACAACCTGTGACTAATTATCAACATGAACTATCCAGAAATGATGCTAAAAGAAGAATTAGAGTTATCCGACCTCTATATCTGAATACTGTCATAAGTGATTTACGGAGATCAATGAAGTACAAAAAATCCTCCCAATACGTCAGTAAGACGCTTAAGAGAGGATATAACCCAAGAATGAGTGGGGGATAAAAAAAGGGGTCGTAAGACCCCTTTCTTATTGTTTACTCTTCAGCGAGTTTCTGGAAATAACTCAGTGCATCGTCCTCTTCTTCATCTACGTCAGCAGATGCAGCAGTGGCACTTGCACGGAGGTTAGAAAGTTCTTCTTCAACAGTGTTGCCTCTACCTTCACTCAAGTCCTCAAGATCTTCATCTTGTACTTTGCGTGTAGGAGTTACAACTTGCTTGTTTCCGATAACAGTATCCAAACGTGCTTTGAGTTGTTCATATGTCTTGAACTGGTCAGGAGCAGTGAACTCACTAAGATCGTAGATCTTGTTGTAGATCTCTTCTAGTGCATCATCGTCATCTAGAAGTGCTTCTGTCTTACCAAACTCTGAACTATCATAGTTCCAGAATCCAGCTACCTGTTTAATCTTCAACTTGAAGTTAGCACCTTGCCAAAAATCAAATGGATTGATTGCTTCTTCATCATCGAACTCAGGTTGCATTGCAGCAGTGATCTTATCAAAGATCTTCTTACCAAACTTGTATAGTTTGACTTCTCCTTCGTTCTCAGGATTGATAGAATCCTTTACAACATAGACGTTTGCATAGTAAGAAAGCTTACGCTTTTGCTTACGAGCAATATCTTTGTCTGATTCTCTACCACTGTTCCAGAGACTTCTGTTGAGTTCTCCTACAGGATCATCCTTACCAATAGTGGTTAAACTATTCTCAATATACCAACCGCCTGTTCCTTGGAAAGCGTGACTCCAAACTTGAGTCCATGGCAGTTCACAATTAGCATGTGCAGGGAGGAATCGAATAACTGCGTATCCGTTACCCGCTTTATCTACAGCTGGTTTCCAAAGACGTTCATCAGTATTGTTACCCTTCTCATTTAGTTTCTCAACTTTCTTCATTAACCTTTCGGTTAAAGAACCTGAGCGGGATTGTTTCTTTAATGCAGCAAATGACATTTAGTATTCTCCGTATTTTTGTATTGTTGGATTGTTTGTATTATAACATGTAATAATATATTAGTCAACAGGAGGTAAATCTGTTTCTAGTTTCGCTAACGTTTCCGATAGAGTTTCAAAAAACTGATTTATATTCTGCCCGTCTTTCAATCCTAGAAACTTTGCAGATTCTAAGATATGTTCTTTCATTTCAAGAGCATCAGGATCTTCTGTCTCTAATGACAGACGAAACATAAAGTTCTTCTGTTTTTCAAGAAGTTTTTTCATTTTCGCAATATACAGATGTCCCTCTTCAGTGGTAGGATTTCTCATACCTCTGACAGCGATGCCTGTCATAATATCTTCTTGTAACTCCTGTATCTCGACCATTGAGGCTCTGACAGCTGGAGCATTGAAAAACTTACTCATTAATAACTCTGATGGTATAACTATTTATCTGTTTTAGATACCCACATAGGTAGGTATATCAGGGTAAAAGCACTACCCCAGAAGGCGAGAAAGACGTATAAATGACTACCTCTGTGAGGTGAAAATGCGAACCCTAAGGCTACAACAATCACCCAAACGTAGTCTACTATACCATGAAAGGTTTGCCAACCATCACCATATTTTTCTATAAGATTATCTCTCTGTTTTGCAGCCCAAGGCGATACATGCCTCATCATCACAAATCCCTCATTGAGAAACATGATAGTGAACCCTATCCAGAATATCATAGCGGTAATTTAGATTTAGAAGTTCTTTTAAGATAATTTAGTTCAGTTGCTTCTGCTTTCAATTTATCCTTAAGTGGTTTCGCTATCAATTTACCTACTGACTCAAATTCTATATTATTTTCCTCACAATAACTCACTAAAGCCTCAATGTAATTGAGTTCAGTAGTGAGAACAAGTTGCTCGATATCAGTTGTAAATTTATTCTGATCGAGAAATTTCTCTTTTATGAGTTCATTAACTTCTTTCTCCATACTCTCCGAGCTTGTGGGTGACGAATTCTTTAATATACTTGGTAAGAAGTTTAATATACTCACCTTTGTTTCGTTTTTCATAAACTTTCACATCTCCATTATCAGCAACCATTAGGGTTACAATCTTCTTAACAGGTGTGCCTGTCATTTCATAATACATGCAGGCATAAGCAGTTTCTTGTACGAAGTAGTTCTCCAACCACTTCTCTGGTTTAATTTTCTTAGATGTTTTAAAATCTATTACTGCGAGTTCTCCTTCGTATTCGGCGATACAATCAACTCTTCCAGCAATGCCGAAATACTCACTATATAGGGGTTTTTCTAAAGCGTGAATATTATCTATATTGTTTAAAGCGTCTCTTGCTGCAATCCACCTTGCCTTGGTGGTCGGTAATACGTTCTTTAAGGAATTAATATCTTCATTTAAAAGATATTTTTCAACCAAATCATGAAACTTAGTGCCCCTGTCGGTGGCAACTTTTGTTATTTTGTTTGCTTGTTCCTCACCTACTTTCTCTCTCCAGTTTTTGAATACCTGACGATTATAGAAACTAGTTATGGAAGTAATAGAAGGAGCCTTCTTTCCACTTGGAAGAGTGTAATATCTGACTCCATCTATGGTATTGGCTTCTAACTCAAAATCACCAAGTTTATTCAAGTGGGTAAACATTATAAAGACAAAGCGAGTTTAGTAACCAAATAGTTTCTTACTAGACCTGAGCGAACAATGTCATCTAAACCAAATTCAATTACACCAAAATCATCTTCCATGATTTCGATGATGCGTTTAAAGTCTAAGATGCCATTCTTCTCATTGGACTTTGTAAGATCCGTTTGAGTAGAGTCACCACAAAACAATATTTTACAGTTATCTCCTACTCTTGTTATTATACTATCTAATTCATGAAAATTCAAGTTTTGCATCTCATCTACTAACACAATGCAATTATCAAGTGTTGTTCCCCTGATAAAAGATGTACTCCAGAATGAAATAGTCTCTTGAGCTTTTAAATTACCGTATAACATTTCAAAGTCATTGTCTGAGGGCATCTCAAACATATACTTCACCATATTCTTATATGGAATCTGGTAGAGTGATGACTTATCCTCATGGTCGCCTGGCAAGAAACCAATCTCTCTTGTGGAGACCAATGACCTAACAATATACACCTTATCATATGGTGTCATTTCGTCAAGTACATCTTTAAGTGCAAGATATAAACTGATAAATGTCTTACCAGTACCAGCACAACCATATGCAAAAAGGTTCTTTCCTTTAGCATACTCTTCAAAAAGAATCTTCTGATTATCTGTGATAGGTTCTACATCAACCAACATACCATTGTTGATTGGTCTCTTCCTACGCATCTGTTTAGCTGTCATCCCTGCACCAACAGTGCTGTTAGTATTCCTTCTTTTTTTAGTTGACATTAATACCTCTATTGGCTAAACGACCCTTTACTCCACCAGCTTTTTCAGATTTCTTCAGAATCTCACTCCAGCCTGGATGTTTGTTGTTGAGTTTATCTTTCCACTCCCCAACTTCTCCTACGCCTGGAACTGTGGATGGATCTGAGTAATCCCTTGTCCAATCGGGATTGTCCTCTTTCCATTGATCCCACTCCATGATACTCATTACAACCTCTTTCTGTTCACCAGTTTTTGTGTTGACTACAGGGTATGTTGCCATTAAGTTTCTTCTCCGTGAAGTTCTTTTTTGATTTGTTTTTGAATCTCGACCACTCCATTTCTCCATTCTAATGCTTCGGAAACAATAGGAAACTGTTCTATGAATACAGTTTTACACGCCTGTGCAATGTCCATGTGTTCCTTCTGAGTTCCGTTGGCGGATCTCAACTCAATATAATGAATCCATGATCTACAAGAACCTGTCATATAGATTCTTGTTGGTGTGCAAAGTGGTAAGACCATTCTGGCACATTCTTTTGCAACTCCTTCCTCTAACATCTGTTGATATAGGGCGGTTGCAGAGTCAAATAAAGTCTTCATTTGTAATTCCAACTTCTGTTTGACAAACTCATCAAGATCGTCTGTAGAGTTTTGACGATTCTTTAAATCTTGTTTCCTAAGTTTAGGAATAGGAATAATCCCTAACTGTGTACTATCAGCGTAACGTTGACTAAACTCTTGAAATGTAAATGATCTATGGCGAAGTATCTGTGCTGCAATGGCACGAGTTGTCTCTATCTCAAGAGTCATACTAGATTGTTCAAATACTGACCAATGATTATGCTTGATACAGTATTTTAATAGTCCAGCGAACTTTTCATTGTCCTGATTAGCAGGGTTAGAAACTCTAGCAATATGTGCCATTGTTTTCTCTGCGTCAGGCGTAACTGTTACTAACTTTACATCCATTACATTTCTTCTTGATCTGCATAGGTGACACGGTGTTCACCACCATTGACATAAGCAGTAGGATCAGAATAAACTTCTGCTTCCAACTCCTCGATTACAGTTTTCAAATTCTTAATTATAAGTTTTAAGTGGTTCTTGTCCATGTCAAATAAAATAATTAAAGTTAATCACACACCTACGAAGTTCATCAGTTGGAGAGCAACCAGCATGTTTAGTATTTGAATTAAATACTACCATACGATTCGCTACACTGTCAACCTTTGTGCCATCTTCAAATCGAGTATAACCATCATTACTATTTACATAGTAGATGGAAGTGATACAATCGTCAACGTCTGTGTGAAGATCATACTCTTGTCTCTCTGGTGTTCTCATATTTAGATTAGCCTTTATTCTCACTATTGAGACAGGTTCTAACTCATTTATGATAGGCATGAGATTGTAAAAGAACTGACTTCTAGGTTCAAACTGTGCATAAAATACATGACAAAATTGATAATATCCGTCGTCAGGTGTATTCACACCTTTACCGAACTGCCATTGAAACGAAGAATCCTCCAACAAAGTATTTTGGAGGATATCAAAGTCTTTTGGTTTTAGAAAATCATCAATTATTTTCAATTTCATCAGCTTCTTTAGTTAGTTCACTCACTAATTTCTCAGTTCCATCCATCATCTTAATCTCAAACAGATTAGATTTCATATACTTTTTAATTTTCTTATATTTCTTCAATACTTTTTTATATTCCTCTTGATTAATCTCTACCTTACCTTCTTTAGCATCACCAGAATATTTACTTCCAGCAACGTTTCTACCATCTCCCATAGGAGAAGAGCCGCTATACTCACCCATTTAAGATGTCTCCTTCAAAGTTCATCATAGCAAGTAGAGTATCATAAGGAATCCATGCAGGGTCTTCATTCTCGAACTGCACTTCTACTTCCTTGATGTTTTTCTGTAAGAATCTGCTGTATGAGGTTCTCACATTTTTCACAACACTCATAGGATTAATCATTTACGTTTTTGTGGTTTCTTGTTAGAAGTTTTTTTCTTATCTGGATTGATCATGTCCTCATTCCAGAGTTTAGGATTGATTGTGCCTTTAGTTTGAACCCAAGACTGCAATCCATTTTTGTTTTTGTCGTAGTAGTAATGGAACATTTCTACTTGTTTTTGACATAAGGTTATGTCATAACACACTTTGTCATCCTTTTTGTTTTGTACAAGATATGCC